AAATGTTTGATTGGGATCGGCAGTTGCTAGATGGAAAAACAGATGAAAGCAGAGCATGGCGTGAAAAGTCAGATGAATTTTGGAGCAAAGAAATGGGCAGAGATATCACACCAAGATACGTGCTTCAAGTGTTTGGCACAGAATGTATGCGTGACGGATTCTATGATGGTATATGGGTAAGTTTAACAAAAAAGAAAATTTTAGACAATCCAAATATCAACTGGGTAATACCTGATGTGCGTTTTGAAAATGAATCTAAAATGATTAAAGAGGTTAATGGAGAAGTATGGTGGGTAAAAAGAGGATCACTGCCTGTATGGTTTAGAATGTATCAAGACATTGGAAAAGAACCCAAAGATGTACATCCTTCAGAATGGGCTTGGGCAAACACAGATTTCAACACAGAATTATCCAACAATGGCACTATTGCTGAACTTAAAAATCAGGTACAAGATCGCCTTGTTGCCAACGGATTCCTTCAAGGTGCAAAGATCTCTGGCAGTTAGCACACACTGTTTTTAGATTGTTAAATCTACAATTATTAAGATTGCTGTCCACGTGAAACACATTAAATTGTTGTTTATATTTGCTGGTGTGTCCACATTTATCACACTTTGTTTTAGTTCTATATCCAGCAATATACCATTTGGGTTGATAACCACTAGGTCCTCCATACTTCAAACACATCTCACACTGCTTTCTATAATAGGTCTTATTGCCTTTTTTATAGTTCACAGCACAAGGTCTTTTACTACATTTAACACATAACGGTCTCATACGAATGTATTTACCTGCCCTTTCCAACCCCTTTTTTATTACAGTTAATACGGCTTGATTTGACACATTGTCATAAATACTAGCAATAATAAAGTTTTACACTTTAATAGGAGATAAAAAAAATGGCATTAGTTTCACCAGGAGTACAGGTTAGTGTAATAGACGAAAGTTTCTACACACCAGCAGAACCGGGCACAGTCCCAATGATATTTGTTGCTTCGGCACAAGACAAAACAAACAGTTCAGGAACAGGAACAGCACAAGGTACAACAGCCGCTACGGCAGGCAAAGTATACTTGATGACTTCACAAAGAGAATTAGCAGAAACATTTGGTGATCCAGTATTTAAAACTGATGCAAATAATAATCCTATCAATGGTGGTGAAACAAACGAATACGGATTACAAGCGGCTTACAGTTATTTAGGTGTTGCCAACAGAGCATACGTTGTTAGAGCAGGAGTTGACATGGGTCAATTAGAAGCAACAGCAACAGCACCAGCGGCAAATCCAGAATCAGGAACTTATTGGTTTGACACAGCATCTTCAAAATTTGGAATATTTGAATGGAATGGTGCAAGTGCAACAACAACAGGTGGACAATCATTTACAAACAAAGTACCTCACGTAATTACAAGTGCAACACTTTTAAGTGCAGGTGTTCCAAAAACTTCATTTGGACAAGCAGGTGATTATGCAATCGTGGCAACAACAGATGCTAACGAAATGTTTTACAAAAAATACGATGGTAACTGGGTAGGTGTTGGCACAGCGGCTTGGGTTGGATCAAATCCAACTGTAACAGGTTCAACAGCAACAGCAGGTTACACAGGTGTAATTGGTTCAGGAACAAATTTCACAATCACTATAAACGGTGGTGCTACTACAATCACAACATCAGGTACAACAGTAACGCAAGTTGCGGCAGATATTGCAGGTGCAGGTGTTTCAGGTTTAACAGCAAGAGCAGTAGGCGGAGTATTAGCAATTCATTATGATGGTTCTAATGACGCTGACATTATTCTTGCTAACGGTACATTAGACATAGCAGTAGGTTTAGGTATTGCACCAGGAACATATTACGTTCCAGCATTACAAACTGCTCCACACACTTCAGTACCAGCATACAAAACTGCTGACGCACAATCAAGACCAACAGGTTCTTTATGGGTGAAAACAACAACACCTAATTCAGGTGCGAAATGGTCAGTTAAAAAATTCAACGGTACAACAAAGTTATGGGAAGAAGTAACAGCACCAATTTATGAAACAGCCGAAAAAGCAATATACAATTTAGATAGAACAGGCGGCGGATTAAATCTTGCTGTAGGCAGTTTATACATTGACCATGATAATGGAACAAATGCATTAGAGCAAACAATTTTAAGAAGAGAATCTACAGGTTCAACAAAAATTACAGGTACAGCAATTACAACAGGTATCACAGCAGGTAGCAAATCATTTACTATTGCTGAATCAATTGTTGGACAAGAAGCAATGAACTCAGCAGTAACAGTTAGTGTATCTCCAACAGGAGCGGCAACTGATAGTGATTTAATAGCAGGTGCTATTAATGGTTCAGGTTTTACAAACATTGTAGCAAGTGTTGATGCGTCAAACAGAGTTTCAATTGAACACAACGATGGCGGAGAATTTGACATTGTTGACACAAATAATACTTTGGAAGAAGCAGGATTCACAAACTACAATTACACAACAAAAGCAGGAACAGCCAACTTATATCTAACAGCAGGTGGTTCTAGAGCAAGTAACTGGAAAGTTTTAACTTACACAGCAAGTGCCACAGCAGTTACAACAACTGCGGCAGATGGACAATTATGGTACAGTTCAATTGTTGATGAAGTAGACATTATGTATCACAACGGTACAGACTGGAAAGGTTACTCAGCAGTATCAAGTTCAGATCCAGCAGGTCCACAAGTTAAATCAACTGCTCCAACTACACAATCAGATGGAACAGCACTTGTTGAAGGCGACTTATGGATTTCAACAGCAGACTTAGAAAACTATCCAACAATTTACAAATGGAATGCAAGTTCTTTAAAATGGGTACTAGTTGACTCAACTGATCAAACAACAGAGAATGGAATTTTATTCGCTGATGCAAGATTTGGTACAACAGGTGGTACGGCAACAGTTGCACCAGCAGGTACTATTGCAGAATTATTAGCAAGTGACTTCTTAGACACTGATGCTCCAGATCCAGCATTATATCCAAAAGGTATGTTGTTATGGAACACAAGACGTTCAGGTTTCAATGTTAAGAAATTTACTAGAAATTATGTTGATGTTACAGCAAACAATACAAGAGGAACAGACAGCGGCAGTTCAATGGCGGCTTACTATCCACACAGATGGACAACTGAATCGGCTAACCAAGCAGATGGTTCAGGTTCATTTGGTAGAAAAGCACAACGTAAAGTAATTGTACAATCATTACAAGCAACGTTAAACTCTAATCAAGAAATCAGAGATGATGAATCTAAATTGTTTAACATAATGGCAACACCAGGATATCCAGAATTGATTGGTGAAATGATTGCATTAAACAATGACAGAGGCTTGTCAGCATTTATAGTTGGTGACTCACCAATGAGATTAACTCCAGATGCAACGAGTTTACAAAATTGGGCAACAAACGTTAACCTAGCAGTAGAAGACAACGACAACGGTTTAGTTAGCACAGATGAATATCTTGGTGTGTTTTATCCATCAGGATTTACAAGTGATAACTTTGGTAACAATGTTGTTGTTCCAGCATCACACATGATGTTAAGAACAATTGCTTTAAGCGATCAAGTTTCTTTCCCATGGTTTGCACCAGCAGGTACAAGACGTGGTGGAATTACAAATGCTTCTTCAACAGGTTACATTAATAAAGAAGGCGAATTTGTTTCAACAGCATTAAATGAAGGTCAAAGAGACACATTGTATTCAAACAATGTTAACCCAATCACTTTCATAACAGGTGCTGGTTTAGTCAACTACGGACAAAAAACAAGATTTGCTGGAAGTTCTGCATTAGACAGAATTAATGTTGCTAGATTAGTAATTTACATGAGAAGTCAGTTAAACAAATTAGCAAGACCTTATGTTTTTGAACCAAACGATAAAATAACAAGAGATGAAATCAAAGCTCAAGCAGAAAGTTTATTACTTGAACTAGTTGGTAACAGAGCGATTTTTGACTTCCTAGTTGTGTGTGACGAATCAAACAACACACCTACTAGAATAGACAGAAACGAATTGTACTTGGATATTGCTATTGAACCAGTCAAAGCAGTAGAGTTCATCTACGTACCATTAAGATTGAAAAATACTGGCGAAATAGCAGGATTATAATAGATAAATATTATAGGAGAAACAAATGAGTATATCTACACTATCAAAAATTACAGTACCTTTAGACAGTAACCAATCTGCTTCTAACCAAGGTCTGTTAATGCCAAAGTTACAGTATCGTTTTAGAGTATCACTAGAAAACTTTGGTGTATCTACACCAACTACTGAACTAACAAAGCAAGTTGTAGATATTACAAGACCTAATTTAAGTTTCGAAACAACTACTATTGATGTTTACAACTCAAAAGTTTATCTAGCAGGTAAACACACATGGGAAACTGTTACACTAACATTAAGAGAAGATGTCAGCAACAACGTACAAAAACTTGTTGGTGAACAATTACAGAAACAATTTGACTTCTTTGAAATGAGTGCGGCGGCTTCAGGTTCAGATTACAAATTCGTAACAAGAATAGAAATTACAGACGGTGCAAATGGTGCCAACACAGTAAATGTTTTAGAAACATTTGAACTGTATGGTTGCTACATTGAATCAGCAAACTACAATCAATTAGCATATCAAACAAGTGAACCTGTGACTGTAACGTTAGCATTAAGATACGACAATGCTATCCAGACTCCACAAGGAACAGGAGTAGGTACTGCTGTAGGCAGAACAACAAACACTTTAATTACGGGCGGCGGTGCGTAATTTTCGTAAGCATTTATAAATTTAGGAGAGGACTTTTAAAAATCTTTAGAAGTCCTTTTTTAATGTCCGGGCATTAGCCCATTTTATCAATCAAACACAGTGGAGGATAACCCTCATGAAGAAAATGTTGAAAAACAAAAAACTATGGGTCGGCATTGCGGTTCTAGTAATCGTGATTGGTGTGGCAATGTTAACTGGCGATTCAACACCAGTTGATGCTACTACACAAGGCTAATTCTAATACAACAATGCTTAAGGCGGCTTTTTAGTTGCCTTAAGTTTTTAACACACCACTTTTTACAGCACATAAATACTGTATATGGCAAATTTACTCAAAGGTTTCTTAGACAACGTTCTTAAAGGTACACTCAATCCTAAAGGTAATTTAGGTGATTTTGCCCATGCTTCTAGACTATATGTTGATGATAGTTTTAGATTAGCACCCAAACAAAAATTTTTATATCATGTGGTTTTCAATATTAATCCACAAGCGGCAATCACAGATCCACCATTAGCAAATCATCAGCGAGAATTGAATATGTTGGTTAAAGCCGTAGACTTACCACAATACACTGTGGACATGATTACAGCACAACAATACAACGTTAAAAGAAAAATACAAACAAAGATTGCATATGATCCAATTAATATAACTTTCCATGATGACAATTATGGTGTAACAACTGCACTATGGGAAACATATTATAGATATTATTTTAAAGACGGAACGTATGCTAATAAAGATACACAAGGAAATCAATCCACAAGTACAGAAAGACCTTATAGTAAATCAGGTGGTTTAACAAATAACAAAGGCACTAAAAATAGATTTGGATTAGATTCTGATGCTAATATTCCGTTTTTTACAAGTATTCAAATTTATCAAATGGCAAGAAAAACTTATACTTGTTACACATTAGTAAATCCAATTATTCAAAGATGGCAACACGATTCGATGAACAATCAAGAATCGGCACCAGTACAGAATCAGATGTCAGTCGAATATGAAGCAGTATTTTATTCTAGAGGTAGAGTACAAGCCAACGGTGCTCCTGCTGGTTTTGGAAAAGAACATTATGATCGAACTCCATCCCCTAACAGTTTATCGGGCGGAGGTTCTACAAGTTTATTAGGAACAGGCGGAGTATTATCAGGATTGTTTGGAGCCAACGATGGACCATACACTTACATCGGCAGTCAACTAGGAGCAAGTAGACGAGGAATAACTCTTGGTTCAATAATTAGAACTGCAAATAGATTAAAAAATGCAAAAAATTTATCCAAAGAAGGATTACGTCAAGAAGGATTTAATATATTAACAGGAGCAATAGGCAGAATAGGAAACACTTCCGATCAGTCTTATGGTGTTCCAAATACTTTTATAGGCAGAAGTGCTTCTAATATCGGTTCAGGCATAAAGGCTGTAACAAAAGCAATAATAAGGAAATAAAATGTCAAACATATCAAAACAAAATAATGATAGTAATCAACCAGTAAAAGAATTTTTCAATGAATATTTTAATGAGACAATTGCTTTTCCTAGCAATGATGTAGATGCAGTTGTAGGTTATTTTGAATCAAGAGGCTTTGATAGAACTGCCAGCATATCTACAGCAACAGTGATATTACAACAAGCAAAAATAGACGGTGTTAAAGTTTTTGAATTAATAGATACTCTACAAGGTATGGACAAAGTACAATTAAGTTATATTGTTACTGAAATTTTAAATCATAACAGATCAAATACATCATCACTTGGTTATAAAGTTAAAACTGAAAACAGTCTTTCAGAAAAACGTAACATAGTAGTATAGTCCAATGGCGAAGTTCGCTCAAGGTAGATATCAAATAAAAAATCCAGACAAATATATTGGGGGACGAACTCCTTTATATAGAAGCAGTTGGGAATTTGCTTTTATGAAGTTTTGTGACGAAAGTCCTAGCATACAAAAATGGGCTAATGAATCTATAAGGATTCCTTACAAACATCCTATGACAGGAAAGTTTACTATATATGTTCCAGATTTTTTTATTGCCTACACAGACAAAAACGGAAGACCTCATGCAGAAGTAATAGAAATTAAACCTGAGAATCAAACATTAGTAGAAAAAGTTGGAAAGAACAGATACAATCAAGCACAATTGATTATCAATAAAGCCAAATGGAGCAGTGCTCAAATGTGGTGTAAGAACAAAGGATTCCGTTTCAGAGTGATAAATGAAAAAGACATTTTTCATGGCGGTAAAAGGTGAGTGTTCTTAAAATAAAAGAATGTGCATGGCCTTGGATTAAAAGTTTTAGAACATACATAGACATTGGTGCTTTCGACGGTGACACATCTGCTCCATTTGTAAAAGATTTCAAAAAAGTGATAGCATTCGAACCCAGTCCTTTAACATTTCCAAAAATTCCAGACACAGTTGAAAAATACAATGTTGCTTTAGGCAATCAACATGAGATAAAAACACTTAAAATTCCTGGCGGAACTGGAAATCCTGTTCATGGTAGTCTTGTAAGATATGGTAAAGGTATCATCGAACACGAAGTTTCTGTAAAATGTTTAGACGATTACAATTTTGAAGACGTGGATTTTATAAAAATAGATGTGGAATGGTATGAATTAAAAGCATGTCAAGGTGCGGAAAACACAATTAAAAAATATATGCCTACCATAATGTTTGAAAACAAAAGAAATGAAGCAGATAACTGTATGAGATATTTGCAAACACTGGGATATCAAATCAAAAAGTACAAGTCAGAGACCATAGCCTACACTAAATAAAAATACATATATTATGACCAAAAAATTAGAAGAACTGCTCAACCTTCCAGAATCTCAAGAGATACTAAAAGAGGAACAAGAAAAATCACAAGCAGAAGATAAAAAAACAGAAAAGAAAAGCAAAAGTATTGAACAGCAACAATCCACAATGCGAGACATTGCTGAGTTTGATAAAATTGCGGCGGCACTACCAAAAGTCGATGGCTTAGGAGAAATGGGAGATTCCGAATTGGATGATGTAGGTAACAGAGCAATCAATGCCTATGAAGATCTCATGGATTTGGGAATGAATGTAGAAAGTAGATACTCTGCTCGTATATTTGAAGTGGCAGGCAATATGTTAAAAACTACATTGGATGCCAAAGTAGCAAAAATGGACAAAAAGTTAAAAATGGTTGATCTACAACTTAAAAAACAAAAACAAGACCAAAAAACAGGCGATTCCGACACAAATGTGGTGCAAGGAGAAGGATATGTGATATCAGACCGTAACAGTTTATTGGAGAAACTTAAAAAGATGGATAAATACAACAAAGAAGATAGAGATGACAAAAATGACAAGTAAATTACAACAGTACCTAGCAGAAAGCACAAAAACATACCCTTTTAAAATAGGTGTAGCAGGCGATTTGCCAGAAGGTTTCGCTGACAGTTTAGAATCAGCATTAGAAAAATTTGTAGTTGTTAAAATGAGCAACGGCAAAAAAACTCCAATACAACAAAGACCATTGGATTTTCCTGCTCTTGAAAATGAAAGAACAACATACTTTGAAACAGAATTACAATACCCAACAACACCACAAGTTTTACAACAGTTTATTAAAACTTATTGCAATTTACCAGAAAGTCATATTATAGTAAGAAATCCTAATGAGCCACAAGAAGCATATCAAGAAGAAAAATCAGATGCACCTTACGAAGCAAAATTAAACAGTGCATATGAAGATAGCAAAGACGAACAAAAAACAGTGGGTGCTTCAAGAGTTATGGAGTTATTAAAAGAATTAGAAAAAGCACGTAAAGAAAGAAATGCACCAGATGCCGCAGGCGAAATTAAAGCACCTAAAGATGGTGGAGCAACTGAAAATGCAGGCGACAGCAAGAACACAATGTCACCTATTTCAGGCAAGTCGAAAGGTAAATAGTAATATGGACATTAGAGATTTTTTAACAAAAATAGATGCTATTCAAAGCAAAGAGCAAATGAAAGAAGATGTGAAGAAAATACATCTTAACGAAGCATCACAAGTTATGCTGTACGGTGATTCACCAGAAGATATGGCGGCGATTGCACAAATTTTTAAAAGTGCAGGAGTACCAACTCCACCAGCAATGACACAAGAGCCTAAGCCAGAACCAGAAGCAGAAGCAGAAGTAAAAGCAGTTGAAGAAGTTCCTGGAAAAGCATCAACAACACCTGATCCAGAGTATAAAGATACTCAATACATGACAAAAGATTTATCAGGCGGTATAAACAAGATCAAAAAAACATACCCTAAAGTTGCAGGCGGCGATAATCCAATGGCACTTGAAAAAACTGAAGAAGAAGTTCAATCTTCTATCAAAGAAACTTTGCTACAAGCCTACCAAGACTTTAAGAAAAACGCATAGTCAAAAAGCAATTCTCCACCAATTTTCAGCATAAGTATTATATATGAGTAATAAAAGTTTAGATGGTGTCCTTACCAAAAAAGCACACACAAGAGAAAAATTTTCTGAAGAACAGATAGCAGATTTAGTGCATTGTTCCGATCCTGTAAAAGGATACGATTATTTTGCAAAAAAATTCTTTTTTATACAACACCCTGTAAGAGGAAAATGTATATTTGAACCTTTTCAATATCAAACAAAATTATTATCAAGTTATCACAATTTTAGATTCAATATTAATATGCTACCAAGACAAAGTGGTAAAACAACAACTGCCGCTTGTTATCTTTTATGGTATGCAATGTTTCATCCAGATCAAACAATACTAATTGCCGCACACAAATACACAGGTGCTCAAGAAATTATGCAACGTATAAGATATGGATACGAACTGTGTCCCGATTATGTCAGAGCTGGTGTAACAAATTACAACAAAGGATCTATGGAATTTGAAAATGGATCAAGAATTGTATCAGCAAC